GGGACTGCTTCTGTTGGCAACGAGACAATTTCAACTAATGTATCTTTTAGCGTAACAGGCGTTGCTGGTACTAGCAGTCTTGGCAATGAGACAGTTGGTGCTGGAGTAGGCGTGTCAGCAAGTGGTGTAAGTGGCACTACAGCATTAGGTAATGAATCTGTAACAGGAACTGGTTTAGTAGCCCCCTCAGGATCTCAAGGAACGGCCAATGCTGGTTCTGCAAACCTAACAGGTGCGGCTGTTACTGGTGTTACTGGTTTAGGAAGCACAGGCACATTAGGTGAAGAATCTATTGTCGGCACAGCGGTGTTCTCTGTTACAGGAGTTGCTGGAACTACAGGGTTAGGCAACGAAACAGTTTCTATACCAGAGACAGTTGTTGCTACTGGAAGTGATTTAGTCGGCACTACTGCGTTGGGTAATGAAACAATTATAATATCTGTAAGTGTTATTGTTTCTGGTACTAATTTAGTCGGCACTACAGCTTTAGGTGATGTAAGCGTAAACACAGGTGTTGCCGTAACTGTTTCTCTTGTAGGTGTTTTTGCTAGAGCTAATGAAGATTTAGGTGGTGCGCTCAATGCAAAATATTTTGTACCGACAGATACAGGTAATCCAAATTTACAAGTAAGAGCGTTTGAGGCAAGTACAACAGTAAGCAACGACAGTGGTTCATTAGGCACTATAAGCTCTGCTGGTGGCAATCTTTCTGTTTCTGCATCTGATTATGAAAATAATTTAATATCGGCAAACAAACCGATCATAGTACAAACACCAGAAAACTCTGGCGTTCCTACTAGTTGGGCAGGAACAAGGTTTGCTTTTCATCAAAGTAGAGTAGGAGCATTTTTAAGTTTTAGGGCATTATCTGGTACGGCAAATGTAACAATATTTAAAGACGGAAGTTTAGTAACGAGTCTTACAGTTGCAGATAACACCACTACCACTCAATCATATTCTGACGATACATCTGACCCACAATACCATATCGTATCTGACGTTCCGATTATAGCTCATTTAGCCGCTGATACAGGGCAAACAACAGATACTAGACCTTTGTTTCCATCCACAGGTGATGCTCTTTATGGCATACCTTCAAATACTGGTATTCTAACAAGAGATGAAGGTTATAGTAGTGGTGCTACAAATGTGCCTTATGAGGAAAGTGATGGTACAACAGGTAATCTTTCATTAAACACTTTTGTTAACATTCCCTCTGCTGGTAGTCAGTTTAGAGGGGCGGCAACAAAAATAGGACCGTCTACAAGTTTAACCTACAATGCTTCTTCTTTTGCTGATTTTGATGGTGGTCAAAAAACAAGTTTTATACCAGAAGGATGTTTTGCTAATGAGTTTTACCTTCCTTTCAATGCAGAATTTGTAGCGTTTGTAGGTGCGGCTGGTTCTAATGGTGGAACGCTAACAGTATTTAACTCAAGCGGTACTCAGCTTGGTACAAAAACTTTATCTGGTACATCTAATGTAACAAAAGCACAGATAGTAGCCAGTAACGCAACAGGTGATAATTTAGCTCCATTAAAGGAGAGCTATCAACTTGATGCTGGGACAAGAATAGTATCGACTGTTCCTGTTGGTGCTTTTGTAGAAGATTTAAGCACAAGTGATGAAGAAAATTTACTTGGTTTAAGAACTACTTTTGGTCTTTCTTTTGATTTAGAACTTAATGCTATAGCAGTAGTGGCAGGAAATGATTTACAAGGCACTACAGCACTTGGCGATGTAACAGTAGGAACTACGACAAATGTTACTGTTGTTATTGCAGGAGACGATTTACAAGGCACTACAGCACTTGGTGATGAGACAATTACAGGTACTTCTGTTGTTACAACCTCTGCTGAAGGTGCTACAGGTAGTGTTAATGATGTAGCTGTTTCTTCTAATATAACAATCGTAACTTCTGCCGAGGGAGCTACAGGTAGTGTTGGCAATGAAACAATCACTGCTGGTTCTCTTGTTATTACATCTGCTGAAGGTGCTACTAGTAGTCTTGGTACTAATTCTACGGTTAGTGGTAGTTCTCTTGTTATCACATCTGCCGAAGGGGCTACTGGTAGTGTACGTGATGTAACTATACTTGGTGCGGGAATAGCTGGTGTTTCTGCTACTGCCGAATTAGGTGCTGGGCTTGGTGAAGAAACTATCATAGGCACAGCTAATGTTGCTACGTCTGCCGAAGGTGCTACTGGTAGTGTTGGTGATGCAAGTATAGAACTTATTACACCTGTTGATGTAACTAGCCCTCAACTTACAAGCAGTATTGGTGATGTTACAGTAGTCACGGTAGTTAATGTAACAGTAAGTGTTACAGCAGAAGGGGCTACATCTGCATTAGGCAATGAAACTGTGATTACTTCTGTTACAGTTGTCGCCTCCGCAGAGGGGGCTACTGGTTCAGTAGGTGATCTTACATTAGTAGGCACATCTAATTTAACTTTATCTGGTGAAGTTGGAACTACTGAGTTAGGCAATGAAACTATTAGAGGCGCATCTAATGTTGTTACTTCGGCAGAGGGTGCTACTGGTAGTATTGGTGATGTATCTGTACTTCTTTCTTTAATTATTCCTGTTTCAGGAAATGAGGCTACCTCTTCCTTAGGTAACACAGAAGAAACAGGCACAAGTTTAGTTGTGCCAACAAGTGCGCTAGGTACAACAGCACTAGGCAATGAGACTATAGAGTTAATAACGCCTGTTGATGTTACTGGACAACAAATCACAGGTCAGACAGGCAATCTAACTTTAGTAGGATCATGTATTGTAAGCCCAACAGGATTGTCAACAGAAGGTAAAATTGGTATTGTACTCATATATCAAGGTATAGATGTAACTCAAACACCAAATTATTCAGGGGTAAGTGTAAGTCAAACACCTAATTATTCAAATGTAACAACAGGAGTTACCGCTAGTTACAGTGAAGTTTCAGTTAGTCAAACACCAAGCTATTCTGAATCTACACCGAATCAAACACCTGATTGGAAAGAGGAGGCCGCATAAGTGAGTACTTACACATTAAATACAGGTATAGAATTAATAACAACTGGTGATAAAGCTGGAACGTGGGGAACTACTACTAACAATAATTTTGATATTATTGATAGAGCACTTAATGGTGTTAAGTCAATCACCTTATCTGGTACAACACACACATTAACTACAACCGAAGGTTTAGATAGCGGCTCTGTATCGGATGGTGCATTTAAAGTTTTGGTTTTGAGTGGTTCTCCTAGTGGTACAAACACAATAACAATATCACCTAATGATGCAGATAAACTTTATTTTGTTTATAATACCTCAGGGCAAACAGCTACTTTTACTCAAGGATCAGGGGCAAATGTTAGTGTTGCCACAGGTTTTGCAAAAATTATATATGCAGATGGTGCAGGAACAGGAGCCGCAGTAAGTGATTTTACAAACTTATTAAGTATTGGTTTAGGCGGGACAGCGATTACATCTACAGCGGCTGAAATTAATAAGCTAGACGGTGTTACAGCAGACACATCAGAGTTAAATTATGTGGATACTACAGCAGGGACAGTTGCCGCTTCTAAAGCAATTGTTGTAGATAGCGATAAAGATACTAGCGGTATACGTAATTTAACGGTTACAGGTAATGTTGCTACATCTACTTTAAATAGTCAAACTCCAGCTTTATTAGCTACCGCGCAAGAGTTTACTAAAACTCAGAATTTTAATGAAACCACTTTAACAGATGCAAGCACGATTGCTTGGGATGCAAGCTCTAATCAAGTTGCAAAAGTAACAATAACTGCTAACAGGACACTAGGTGCGGCTACTAATCAAGTTGCAGGGGGTGTTTATGTTTTAACAATAATACAGGATGGTACAGGAAGTCATAGTATTAGTTTCAACAGCATATATAAATTTGCGACTAACGTTCCAACCTTAACAACTACTGCGAGTGCTAGAGATATCTTAGTATTTTTAAGTGACGGAACTAACATGTATGAAATAGGTCGTTCACTAAACCCTAGTGCAACGAGTTAAGTATGCCTTTAGCTAAACTACAATTTCGTCCAGGAATCAACAAAGAACTTACAGCTTATAGTAATGAAGGTGGTTGGAACGATTGTGATAAAATAAGATTTAGATTTGGCTATCCAGAAAAAATAGGTGGTTGGGAAAAATTATCTAGTAATACTTATCTTGGTTTGCCTAGAACATTACACGCATGGACTAACTTAGCTAATGACAAATTTTTAGCAGTTGGCACAGATCGTAAATACTATATTGAGTCTGGTGGTGCGTATAATGATATAACACCCATCAGGTTAAGTGTTAAAAAATCTGTTGATGTTAGCACAGTGGTTTCTGGAGTTGGGGCAACTACATTATTAAATAGCGTGACATTAGACCCTGAAGTAGTAGAGACTAGAAATAGTGTTGTTGGTGTAGCTATTCTTGGAACAGTAGAAGTTTCTATTGATCCAGGAGTCTTAGTTCCTGTAGGAGATTAAATGAGTAATGTAACTGTTTTGCCTACTTCTGTTCTAGGAACCACTAGTTTAGGAACAACTTTTTCTGTGTTTATTAATACTGTTCCAATAAGCGGTGCAGTAATTACATTTACTTCTGTAAAAGATAGCACCACTTGTACTATTAATCATCTTAGTCATGGTGCTTTAACTGGTGATTTTGTTACATTTACAAATGTAGATTTAACAAATGAGTTTAGCACTTTAATTACTCTTTTAGAAAAAGAGCATGAAGTTACATCAGTTACAAACGCTAATATATACACTATTACTTTGACCTCAAATCCTTTATCTACTCTTACAGACTCTGGGCTAATAGAAGCTGAGTATCAGTTAAACAGGGGTTCTACAACACAACTTTTAGGTTCTGGTTGGGGTGCAGGCACATGGGGTGCAGATGGTTGGGGGTTAGCTTCATCTGAGCAAATTTCTACCACAACAGGATTACGAATATATTCTCAGGATAATTTCGGTGAAGATTTAATTTTATGCCCAAGAGGTGGCGAGTTATTTTTCTGGCGTGAGAATGACGGTTTATCTACAAGAGCCTTCCCAATAAATGATTTAAGTACAAGTGTGCCTTTAAAAAACAGGCAAGTTATGGTTACTAGTGATAGGCACGTTGTTGTTTTTGGTACAACCGCAATAGGCTCAACTGATTTAGACAGACTACTTATACGTTTTAGTGACCAAGAAAATCCTTTTGATTGGTTTCCAACTGCTACTAATACGGCAGGAGATTTGCGAGTTGAAGATGGTTCAACTATTATACAAGGCATAAAAACAAGAAGAGAAATAATTGTTTTAACAGATACTTCTGTTCATAGTATGCAATTTATAGGACCGCCTTTTACTTTTGGTATAAGTAGAATATCTTCTAATACAAGTGCCATATCCCCAATGGGAGCAGTAGCCGTAGAAGATGCTGTATTTTGGATGGGCAAAAATAGATTTTATATTTATGAGGGTCGTGTGCAGCCTATACCTTGTACTGTAAGGGATCACGTATTTAATAACCTAAATGAATCTGCGGTAGAAAAAATAGTCGCTGGAGTTAATTCTGAGTTTGGAGAAGTGTTTTGGTTTTATCCATCTGGCACTTCTACTGAAAACGATAAATATGTAGTGTATAATTATGAACAACAAATATGGTACGTAGGTGCATTTGGTCGTTCCGCATGGACGGATAAAGGTGTATACGAGTATCCAATGGCTTCCGTTGAGACACTAATTTACAATCATGAAAAAACTAATGATGATGATGGTGCTGCTATGACTTCTTTTATAGAGTCAAGTCCTATAGATATAGGGGATGGTAATAATTTTACATTTATACAAAGACTAATACATGATATAAGTTTTGCAAACTCTGATACTAATGCTACTAATCAAGCTACTTTTACTCTAAAAGGGCAAAGGTTTCCCGGAACTGGGTTTGAAACAAGTAAAGCAATAACCGTAGAAGATAATGCTACACAGAGTTATGTACGTGTAAGAGGACGTTCATTTGGTTTACGTGTTGAGTCCAGTAATACTTTAATGAATTGGAGACTGGGATCACCCAGAGTAGAAATTAGAAACGATGGCAAGAGATGACAACTAGTAAAGTTCCAATTCCCCTTATCCCTTTGCCTCCCGAGACGTATGATCGTGTTTATTTTGATGAAGTAATAAGAACACTAACACAAACATTTAGTCAATTAAACAACCCCGGGGAGCTTCGGGGCACAAAGATTACGCTTACTGATTTACCCACATCCTCTGATGGGTTAGAAACAGGGGCATTGTTCAATGATTCAGGAACTGTTAAGATAGTAACATAAGGAGATAGTTTTGGGTCTTAGTTTAAAATCAGTTCTCCCTGTAGCAGGCGCAGCCGTTGGGTTTCTTTTAGGAGGACCTGGGGGCAGCGCTGCTGCGAAGGCTGCTTTGGGAGGCGGTTTAGGCACTCTTTTATCAGGGGGCAAGCCAGAGGATGCTATAAAAAATGCTGTTCTTTCCGCTGCGGGGGGTAAAGGTCTGCAATCTTTGGGTATGGCAGGGGCAGGAACAAAAGCTGGCATCGAATTAGCAAAGCAACAGGCAGTGCAAGAAACAGCAAAACAAGCCGCTGGTGAAGTGGCTAAAGGCGGTTTGTTTGGAACAGGTATTACAGCTGGCGATATATCTGTGGGTTCTTCTCTTCTTGGTTTAATAGCTGACCGAACACAAGATGAGGAACAAGATTCTGGAATCATGAGTCTTGAATCTTCGCCTGATTACGATGGCAGGCCAATATCAAATCTTTTTGTAGACCCCGTGACAGGGAAAACGTATGATACGGTAGAAGAATTAGAAGATGCGGTTAAGTCCCGTCAGTCGGAGGGTATAGCCTCTTTAAATGAGGGAGGTTATATCGAGGGTCCGGGCACAGGAACATCTGATGATATCAATGCTGCTATTTTTCAAGATGGACAACGAGTACAAGAAGCAAGACTTTCAGATGGTGAGTTTGTGATTAGAGAAAAAGCTGTAAAGGGTGCAGGGGATGGAGATAGGGATCTTGGTGCAAAACGTCTTCATGATTTAATGGATAGTCTTGAGAGGAGAGTATAATGGCCACAGAAACAGTACGCACCCAAACCGTTCTCCCAGATTATCAGGAAGAGTATTTAAAAGATTTACTAGCCAGTACACAAACATTGGCTAACCAGCCAACTACAATTCCAGACTATCAGGTTGCAGGGCTAACACCAGCGCAACTAGCTGCTATACAGCTTGGTGTGCAGGGTATTGGTGCGTTTCAGCCTATGATGCAAGCGGGTGCAGATACACTAGCACAAGGGGTGGCTTCATTACAGCCCGGAGCGTATGAGCAATACATGAACCCATACATTGAAAACGTGGTTGACCAGAATCTAGCTGATGTACAAAGACAAGCCGATATGGAGCGCATGAGATTAGGTCAGGCAGGAGTTGCAAGAGGTGCGTTTGGTGGTTCAAGACAAGCTGTTGCAGAACAAGAACTGCAAAGAAACGCGGCAGATACATTTGCAAGACAATCAGCAAACCTACGGGCACAGGCATTTGAGTCTGCGCAGGATAGGTCGCAGCAGGCGAGTGAATTGTTTGGAAACTTAGGGTTAAAACAGGCAGCTTTAGGCGAATCTGCACAAGCAGCATCACAGAGAGACGTGAATTTACTGTCACAGTTGGGTGACATGGAACAGCAACAACAACAACTAGAACTTGATGCACAAAGAGCCACGTCTCTTGAGCGTCAGTTTGAACCATATCAACGAATTGGATTTATGTCAGATGTATTTCGTGGTGTGCCTAGTACAACTAGTACTTTAACGCAAACAACAACACCAAAACCTAGTTTGATATCACAGATAGGTGGTCTTGGAACAGGCATAGCAGGCTTGCAACAGGCGGGGGCGTTTAGCGACACTGGTATCTTTGGGAGCCTGTTTAATAGATGAGCATATATAATAGAAAAATGTTTAATCGCAGTGCCCGCAACGCTCTTAACGCTAGTGCTGGTATACAGAGTTTTAGTAATGGCGGTGGGGTCTTTAATACCGTTTTCGGTAATTTAGCACAAAGGCCTGTAGCGTCTAACATACAAAATCAGATACTTACTCAACAGGCTGCAAACCAACAGGCTGCATCTCTTGGTTCAAATTTGAGAAGACCTAGTGGGACTATTATTACAGGTTTAGATGGCAATAAATATTTTGTGCCTTCAAAAGCCGCAAGTCCTAGTCAACGTGGGTTATTAGATATTGCCTCTCAAGCCATACAAGAAGGGTTTGGCTCTTTAAATCCACTTCAATCTGGAGCGTTAGGGGCCCTTGAAGGAGGAGAATCTGCTCGTAAAGTATCTACCCCAATAACTGATTATTTAGGAGATTCAACATTAAGTTCAATTGTTGGAGCGGGTGCTGATGTGGCTGGGCAAATTGGTGGAGGTCTAGCTGGAGGACTATCCTCTCTTGCTGCATCAGATGATGGTGATACATCTACTCTTAGTGGTAGGCTAGGCACTGTAATGCCCGGAGATGCTACGTTGGAGGATGAAACGGCCATACCAGAACCTAAAAGTGCCATAGAATTAGGTATTCCCGTTTCTCCAACGGGTTTAGGGGGAGTGTTTGCAAAAGATGTTACAACGGAGTTTGATACTCCGATGCCAAGAAATATGTTTGATGAAGCTGGGCGAAAACGTCTAGAACAAGAACGCCTAGCCCGAAAGGCCATGGAAGAGTCAGGTGTTGTAGATATCGATGAAGAAACAGGGGAGGTTACGGCTGTTGATCCTCCCCCTAAACCTGTGAAAGTTTCTGCTGCTAAAGATCCATTGGCATCAATGGTAGACGATTCAGGAGCTGCTGAACAAGCACCCGGTCTATTAAAAGAAGAAATAGAAGAAGACGGTTCAAGTGAAAACCAAGAATCTCAAGAAAACAGCGCAGCTGAACAGGCTTCTCAAGTTGATATAGGTGTGGGTCCTGAACCAAGACCCTCTAACTTTCAAGATATAGTTAATCAAGCCAAACAAGCTAATTCTGATTTACCAAAAGATGTTTCTCCACAGGATTCCATTGATATAGCTAGAGAAAGAGGAACTAATTCCCCTGAAGATTTAAAAGCTGAGTTTTTATCCTTGCTTCCAAAGTATGAAGAAGACAAAACTACAATGGGTCTTAATATTGCTATGATGGGATTTGCGATTGCAGGAGGGAAAAGTTCAAGTGCTATAGAAAATATTGCTAACGGCATGAAAGAAACATTACCCAAACTTATAAAATCAAAAGAAAAAAGAAAAGCGTTTGAAAGAGAAACAGAACTTGTTGCAGCAAAATATGCAATTCAAAGAACTGAAGATGATAGAAAACAAGATAGATTAAAAAACACATACTTTGTAACAAAAGAATTTACAGACCCAACAACAGGGGAAAAGTATGATGTTGGTCAGCCAATTCGTTTAAATGACGCGGCTTTCGATATTGCTCAAGAACAAGGGTTAACTAAAAATTTAACCACGCCCACACTTATGAGCAAAATATTAGATGCAAAAAACGAGAAAGACAAAGGCTTATCGTATAAAGAAATAAACGCACTTTATGACAGGGTAAGTAGGGAATTTAACGGTATAAAATATGAGGTTTTAACACCTACAGAATATGGCAGGACACAAGGCAGGACAACAGCAAAATTCTCTAGTGATAACGATCTTAATGCCGTGTCTTCTCAATATGTAAATGAACTAGATAAACTTCTTGCTTTGGATAAAGGTATTCAGACAGCTAGAGGGTTAGTACAAACAGGTGATGCTGTAGGTATAGGTGGAGTCATAGGCAAGATTAGTGACGGTCTTAGAGGTGCTGGAGGCGATGCATTATTAAAATCAGTTGGTTTTAAAGATGATCAAATCACTAAATTAAGCACGGCTGGGCAGTATGAAAGAGTTCACGGGATTCTTGCGATGCAATTAGCCCCCATACTTTTAGGAGAGGCTGGTAAAACTATTTCTGATGCAGACCGTGTTCGTGTTGCTACTGCTTTAGGTTATGAAGCTAACCTTGTAGATGGCAGGGCAGTTATAAAATTAACTGGAGGTATTCAAAATCTATTTCAATCTAAAGAAGCGGCTGATTTTGCATTACAAGAAATTCAATCTGTTTTAAGAGATCGTGCTGAAGTTAAGCACAAAGAATATTCAACTTTACTGTCTGGTTTTGGGATGAGCCTTGAACAACGAACCATAACAGGTGACACTCCTGACGCTATCCTTGAAGGTTCGGGTGTTAATTTAGTTTTAGGAGAAGACGGGGTTTTTGATATAGTCGGAACGAGCAGTTAATTCATGGGAATCATTCAGGTACGCACACCTTCAGGCATTCAAAAAGTTCGTATTGCTGGAGACACGCCAACAGCAGTAGAACAGCAAGCAATTGTTCGTGCTTTTTCTCAACAGCAACCAACCGAGACGGCTCCTGAACCAACGCTTCCAACCCGTGACATTGATTATGATACGGGTGTGCAAGATATATTTTTCCGAAAAGAGTTCTCTAAAGGAGATAATGAAGAAGAGAAGCGTCTTAGGCTACAAGAGTTAGGTGTACCAGAAGATGCTGTGCAGATAGATTCTGATGGTGAGTTTCTCATTAACAGAGACTTAATTCCAGATGATATAAAATCCAAGTACAATATTGAAGGAACTGGGTTATTAGCTGTTGATGAGAAAAAAGGTTTTACCAAATACGACTTTGCTGATTTTTATGGTGAAACCAGAGGCCCTTTAGGTTTTGGAATAACCGCCTCTATGATGCTTTCGCCAGTTGGTCTAGTACGTGCAGCTTTAGGAACAGGATTGGCAGGCGCACTTGGAAGATATGTTGATGAATATGAGGAGTCTGAAGAGGGTCTAAGCAGAGAAACGGATGCCGAACTTGGAAGAGCCGCATTAGGTGAGTTTTTAGCTACTGCTGGTGGTGAAGGAATTGGAAGAGGCGTTACTGCTGTTCTTGGAAGAATATTTAAAGGTGCTGGTGGTGATTCTGTAAATGAAACTCGTAGGATAGCTAGAGAGGCTATTTCAGAAGGTGCTTCTCCTACATTAAGAGCAGCTAATGAATCACCGATTCTTGGACGTTTACAAGCTATTTATGAAGGTGTCTATCCTAACAAGAAAGCGGCAGAAGCAAACGCAAGATTTGTGTCTAAAAATCTTTCAGGGAAATTAAAAGAAGCAGGATTTACAGGGAAATCTACTGAACCAGAAAAACTTTTTCAACTATTGGACAGGGACATCAAAAAAATCTATGGCACTCCAGAAGAGCTTGTAAACGATGCAAATAAAAATCTTACACAGATGGTTGAAACCGAAATAGATAAACTAATAAAGATGTTTGGTGACGAAACCACACAAATGGATGCTAGGCAAGTAGCAGAAAGCGTGGACATTGCAAAAAGAATTTTTGATGAAGATTCTAGTTTACTTTACAAAAGAGCAAACGACCTTTTAGGGGATGCTAAAGTAGTTCCCGTAGACAGGATAATAAAAACTCTTAACAGATTAGATGCAGAAAATCCTGCGTTTGGTTTAAGACAATCTGCTGTTGGTAAGTTTATACTTAAATTAGGACAAGAAGCCGATGCTAAAGCTAGTGTAAAACAAATTAACGGAATTAGAACAGTGCTTCGAGATGCTGGTTTTGACCCAGGTCTTGTTGGAACACAAAACGGTAGAATTGTAGGAGAGTTGTTAGGAGATGTAGAGCGTTCTCTCACAGATGCTGCGGTAACTATTAGGAATGCTGAACGAGGTAGAATAGATCCAGAAACAGGTAAGCCATTTTTTGTTGGTTCGGGAATATCAGTAAAGGCTTCTAAAGAGGGTTTAGATTTATTAGACAAAGCAAATACTTTTTACAAAAAAGGAATTGGTCGGTTTAAAGATTTACGAGCCGAAAAGTTAATGAGCGATTTTAAAAAGGGACAACTTGACCCTGAAGTATTGTTTGATGCTGAAGGAGGACTTCTTGAACGTAATCGAGGGGATACTTTAAGAAGATTTCTTGACACAGCAATACCTGAAGGCAATGTAAATCCTGTGAAAACACCAGCAACGTTTGAAGAATTTTTGAGGGACGGTGATATAGACCCACAACAAATCATAAGTCTTCCTGATACAGACTTATTAAAAAGACGTTTACTAGCAAAGTTTGAAAGCAAAAAGGCATTTGCTAACCGAATCGCTGAAGCTAGAGGCACAGGGATGAAAAACAGAGACGCTGTTAGAACTTCTATTGCCAGAGGTTATTTATCAAATTTAGCAAGAACAAATACAGACATTTATGGCAACATAAATCCAACAAAGATTGTCTCTGATATTAATGCTTTAGGAAGCACTGGAGAAGAACTGTTTGGCGATCAGTACAAGCCTTTAATATCTGCTCTTCAAGATTTAGGAACAGTAAATCCTAATATATCTCCTGATGTTATTAACAGTTTGGCAGGCAGACCAATAGCTGACCAAGTATCTGCAATAAAACAGATACTAAAACAAAGAGATGAACTAGCGAACAATGCTCTTGCTAAAGGTCTAAGCAAACAACTTGCAGAAAGAAACCCAGAGGCAATTGTTGATGTTGTTTTTAGAAAAGGCAAGGGTGGGGTAGAAGCGATTAAGCAAGCCGAAAGAGAGCTTGGCGAAGATACAATGGATGCTATTCGTCAGAGTGCTATGGAAAGAATACTTAGGCAACTGCCTGATGATAGCAACCCTACAGGCAAAGAGTTCATAGAAAATATATTGAGTGGGAAGTACTCCACTCAGTTAGATGCTGCTTTGAGAGGGTATGGTGACGAGACTATTGACGCGATGTTTGGAGGGGCAGGACCTATTTTAAGGGACGCTGTCAGGAAATCCGCGATTGCATCCAATCGCTCGATTGCAGGGTTAGGTGCGTTGGCTCCCGCTTCAATAGCCACGTCTCTTGGTCTTGTTGCTTTTATTGCAAACCCACTTGCTACACTAACAACGGCAACGGCAATTAAAGTAGGAGCAAAATTTCTTAGAAGCAAAACATATTTGAATACTGTAACAAGACCCACAGGTGTTAGACCCGGCACGGGTAAAGAATACGATAAACTTGGTAGGTTTTTTGAACAAGTATATGAAGTTTCTGGGCAAAGTGCTGCGCAACAAACAGGTACTTTACCAACAGGACTTGGATTTGGGCCGCAGGCTATTCCTACGCCACCTGTACCAACGGTTCAAAGTCCACAACAACAGACGCAACAACAACAAACAACACCTCAAACAGCTGTTCCAAATGTATTTACCCCGTTAAAAATAGCGTCACCTGTATCACCAATATTATTAGGCAGTAGTCCTGCTACCCAGCAACTGGCTCAATCACTAGGGAGATCCAGATGAATATAGACAAACTAAGAGAAGAATTAGCCGAAGACGAAGGCTGTAAGTACGAGATTTATTTAGACCACCTAGGTCTGCCTACGATGGGAATTGGTCACCTGATTACCAAAGATGACCCAGAGTACGGCAAAGATGTTGGCTCAGTAGTTGAACAAAGCCGTGTTCAGTCTGCGTTTAACTTAGATATCACAGTTACGCTCGAGGATTGTCAAAGGCTTTACAAAGACTTTAATGACCTACCCGAAGAGGTACAACTAATCATAGCAAACATGATGTTTAACCTTGGATATCCAAGACTATCAAAATTCAAGGGCATGAAAGCAAACGTAGATGCAAGGGACTGGCCTGCTGCAGCCGATGAGATGGTTGATTCAAAGTGGTACACTCAAGTAACCAACCGTGCAAGGCGTTTAGTTGACAGGATGCGAGCCTGTGATAACTAGCCCAATTCCCATTGAAGAGTTGAATCACCTTTATGCTGATGCAAAACCAGTTGAGGATACTCGTCACATCCTTCACACTTAAAAATAACACGCATTCCTTGCCGTCTGACTGAAGGGTTGGCTTTTGATATTGAACGATTAGTTTGTGAGGCTTTGGCCTGACTGATCATTCCAGTATACATACCAACAAGCACTAAAACTTCATCTTTTTCCTCTTCACGGCAGTAAAGTTGCGTTTCAATTTGATGTATTTTGTCATGTTTGCAGTGTGGACATTGTAAAATTTGGTTCATCCTACCTCTCCCCAATTGTTACCTAACTCTTGATCGACCTTGCTCGGAACTTTTAAATCAGAGCATGTCTCCATAATCTCTTTTATCCTTGATGCTTGCTTCTCGGACTCCACATTAAAGCATAGTTCATCATGCACTGTAAGTAAAGGCACTAGCCCTTCTTTATAACATTCTACCATTGCCTGTTTGGTTTGGTCGGCTGCGGAGCCTTGTATTAGCCTGTTCAGTGCCTTGTAGGTAAATGCTCTGCGTATACCCATACCATATTCTTTCTCTGCCTGTTCCCTCGGCAGAGGCTTATTATACCCAAAACTTCTTGGCTCCCACATTTCAAAACGGCATTGCCTGCCAGACATGGTTCTTATCTTACCGTTTTGTGAAGCTCTTAATGCTACTTGGTCAGCAAGGCCCTTAACGAAGGGCACCTTCCTATGATAGTTGTCCAACAAACTTGTTGCCTCATCGCTTGAAATATCTAACGTGTTTGCCAGTTTACCTTTGCCCATGCCGTACATAATGCCAAGGTTTACTGTCTTAGCACTCTTGCGAGTTATACCCGCCATGTCAGCTACCATCTGGTGAAAGTCTGGGTCACCATTTTGGTACTCATCTACTAGGCTGTCTATTGCATGATGTTTAAGATTTGGAGGTAGCATCGCGCAATAATGAACCAGTAACCTTGGCTCTTGACTAGAATAATCAAAACTGCCCCATTTGTATCCGTCATCAGGTAAAAACAAACCACGTATCATTGCTTTGATTTCTGGATCCCTAGCTGGAATCTGCTGTAAATTAGGATTACTAGAACTAAACCGGCCAGTCACAGTCCCACCATCGTCAGAACGCAACGGGTGAAATTCACAATGTATACGACCCTTATGAGCAAACTTTAATATGCTGTCCACAAATGTATTGCTTGCCTTATCAAGTTCACGCAATCTTAATATTTTGTTGGATACCTCATGTGGACATGCTTGTAAGAAAGACTTGGTAAAGGACGGCTGATTATTTGTCTCAGTGGTTTCATAGTACAGGTTATAATGCTTGAATACTTTAGCAACACTTGTAGCAGCCCAAGGTTCTACTCGGATGCCTGTGTCATGCTCTATCTCCATTGTTACAGCTTCTTTTAAGTCTCTTAAATTTTTCTTTGTTCTCTCCGCTGCATCAACATCTACCCTGACACCCTTTTCTCGCATATCTAAAAGAACTGGTATCAAGTTTGTTTCAAGATCAAAAACTGTCATTAGGCTTTGCTGCTCTAATTCTACACGAAAGTGGTTCCACAAACGCAAGGTAAGTTCAGCATCCTTTTCCGCATACGCACCTACAAAACGTGGGTGTAATCTCCACATCTCACCTTTAGGGTCAAGACCATAATCTGCTGCCGCAGCACGTAGTGTCTTCTCATCTTTCTTTTCGTTAAGATAATCCTTGGACAAATTATTAAGACTGTAACTAAATCTGTTTTCGTTTATTAAGGGGGCAGCAATCATGGTATCTATGATCCTACCCTCTATCTTAACACCAGCCCATCTAAGCCACCCCGCATCATAAGTAGCATTATGCATTATCTTTGGAATGTGAGGTGTATTAAGTTGGTCTTTAAGCCACGTCATAACTTTTCTTTGAGGTATGTTGCCCCCCGCCTCATGACGAATAGGATAATACCCAACAAAGTCCCCTGCCGCGATAGCTATACCAACAATAAACCCATCATCCCTAGCCCATCCTGGGCCTAACTCCATTAGGTTGGGGTCATTGGTTTCTAGGTCAATCGCTATATATTCTGATTTAGTTAAATCTGGGAACTCCGTTGGAGGCAACCAATCCTCTTCGATTGTATCTAAATCCAAACGCTCCAAGAAACTAATCTGGCTGCTTTCTTTCTTCATTTACCATTTCCCCACCTAGAGCGGCATATCCTATTATGTCTAACCAAGAATCACTCTTAGTTATATCCTCGGACAGTCTACTTAATTTCAACCCTATCATACAAGCGATAACCTGTTCTGGAGTTATCTCCGTCTTACAAATAATGCTCCACATAGTTGCTATTCTTTCATGGTTTATCCTAGACTCACCATAATCATTTTTCCTTGGTCCGTTAATTAAAAGTTCAGCCTCATTTAAAAACCAAATCCTGTTCTTGGGTCTTGGCTTGCCCCTTATTACTTTAGCTTCTTCTGATGCGTCTAAGTATGCAGAACCAAACAAAGCATTAAGACCTGGCTCCAACTCCTTTGCTAACTGTGCCCTAGGAATATTAGATTTTCTTTCAATTCTTCTTATTTTAGCTACATAGTTTGGATTGGCTTTTGCCATAGCACCTATCTCTTTATTATTCTTTTTTGGGTGCTTGCTTATTAACTTCTTAATATTTTCAAGTTTGGTTATTTTTTTCATATTTCATACCTATATTTTGATGCACTGTCGATGATGTGAAGGTTGTGCTTTGTCCTTGTCACACCTGTATAAAAAACTCTATGTTCCTCATCTTGATCAACATTTGAAACAGCTGGGTAACACGATTCTGTGAACAACATTACATTATCATCTTCACCGCCCTTCATTCTGTGAATTGTTGAAACTGTAATTCTTGGATCCAAAGAGCCTCTTCTTAATATTGAAGCAAGATAAATCCTGTCTTGGTAAGACAGATTGCAAACATCTTGTGATGCAGCCGATTTATCCGCAATTAATCCATGATCACGAACTAACAACTCATACGATAAGGTTGCTTGTGGGTCTATTGCATCTAACGATGCTGATGCCCCTCTCTTAACCACCGCCTTATCACCTCGCTTTGGAACTAATTTATAAAGCCGTTTTACATCATCAAGAATTACTTCTCGACCTTCAGACAATGCCTTCCATGTTTTCATAGCTTTAAGAGTAACCTCATCAAAACTAAGTTTACCATTTCTTATAAACAAATACCCATCGTCTTTTAATTGTTGGGCTACGCCTGATACTATTTTATTGGTTCTTCCCATCATAGTCCAAGAACCATCTTCAATATCAACATCGTTCCAATTGGAATGCCATATCACATCGCCTTCACGATCCATTGGATTCCAGTGCTTTTGTTGTCGAACCTCTATTCTGTTTGTAAGAGTCTTGGCTAGTTTAAAAACATTTCTTGGAACCCTGTAACTTTGACTTAATATTTGTATGTTGGGGCATATCTTTAAAAATAAATTAACATCCACACCATTCCATCCGTGAATACATTGGTCATCATCCCCCGCATACCACACTCGTTCTGCGTGTTGCTTTAGAACAGACACTTGCTTCCATTGAAGTGGTGTTAAGTCTTGGGCTTCATCCACAATAAGTACATCTAATGTTGGCGCAGTTCCTTGAAGCACAAACTTTGATACCATGTCTGTATAATCATGCCTCTCATTTCTTCTTTTGTAAGACTTATAAGCTGTGTCTAAAGCAACAAGAAACTCCCAATAAATGTCATAGTTTTTCTTAGAATTAAACTCATCCTCAAGGGTAATACACCTCATTGCAGACCTTGCAATGATTTCTAAATACTTATTGCCTTCTTTATGAGAAACAGGCACAAGACCATCTTCCATTTGAGCAGCAGTGCTTGAGTCAAAGACCATACCAACTTCATGCCCAAACTCTTGAAACTCATAATAACCCATTATTTTTTCTTTATCAAAGCCAAGCCATCGATGCCCTATGGAATGCAATGTTCTAAACCAAGGAAGATTTTTTTCCTCTAACCCTAATTCTGAACCAGCCCTAAGTATTGCCTCTGATATTGATTTTCTTGAGAACGAAACAAAGCCAATTCTGTCAGGAGGTGTGCCATTAGCCAACTCCTGTTTAACAATATTAATCAAAGTATGGGTTTTACCACACCCTGGAGGACCGAATATTAATGTTTCAGTCTGACTCATAGGTCTGCCTAGGTCTTGCTTTGAGCCACTCGGTTATGTCCTCTTCTAACCATCTCTTTGCACTAAATTTATCTTGCTCTGGGCCTAGCACAATAGGTTGAGGAAAGTGCCCCGCCTCTACCCATCTGTATATTGTACTTCGTGCTACACCAAACTTCTTAGTTAAGTCTCCTATTTTCAAATAGTTCGTATCCGAAAATGTATCAGAAAGGGATGTCATCCTCTGTCTCCTTGCTTGGAATTGGTATTTCCGTGTTATCAAATTCTGGCACCCACCAAACCCTGATGTTGTGCCATTTGCCTGAATCGTCTTTCAGCTTGTAATACCCATTACATTCTGAACCAAAGTTAAGACGCTTCAATCTCTCTTGTATTTGTGGTCTATTAAATGAAACAAACCCCCTATTCTTGAGAAATTCTTGTAACCCTTTAAGGGTAAAATATGTAAGGTCATTTTCTGTCCAAGGCTTGCCCATACGTAATTCCTCTGGTGACCTAGCCCTTATTCTGCTTGTACAAAAAGTTTCTAATAACTCTTCAAATTGACCTGTAGTAGTAAGTTCGGGGGATGCTTCAATTGTTGTAGCATTAGACATCAAACCATTAACCAAAACTTGCCAATCAGAGGACTTTGTTACTGGAGGCATAAAATCAATCTGATCCATACAAGCTCTTTGAAACTGTAGTGGCATCTGTAATTGTTCTGTTGATAGTTCTAACCGTGTTCCATTTACATCTAAAAAATATAATCTTGGCTCTGACTTCAATATTGTTAAGCCACCCATCGAGGGTATTGATGAACCGCCACCAACTCCATGCTCCATGCTTATGCACATATCCCTATTACAATAGCTGGCCATTGGCTCCTCTTTGCATTTGTATCCATACTTATCCTTATCTATGGATTTTTGTAGTTGAACCACTTCATCAGCTGGCATAGGTGGTTTACAAATCTTTGTGTTCCATTCTTCTAGCTTTTTCTTCCAACCATCAGGGTACTTCTTACGCAAGAATATGCCTGTATGAAACATAGCATTATTCCTCATGCCTTGTGGTATACCCATTAGAACAAGATTTTTTATGCAAGGTATCAAACCCTCAAACTCTTCTTCCTTAGACTCAAACTTCATCTTAGATAAAGCATCCAAGGTTGTTTTCTTTTTATCAACTAAATCTAGAAATTCTTTTAAACTAAGGTCTTGGTTCTTAGCAGTAACGGCATAGCGCAAAGTATTCTTCTCATCAAAGTACGGAAGGTTAATAAAATTACCCACGTCTCCTCTCTCGGCAAGAATCTGGTCTTGCTTTGGAAAGATCTCACAACCTGAGTAACCCAATACAGCAGAAAATTCTGTAAGGTAATCCCTCATATCTACAGCCCTAACCCATTCTTTCATAAACAAGAATAGGTGGGCACCTCCTGACTTTGAACGACAAACAACAAACGGTATATTTAAACTGTCGCACTTTGATTGAATTTGGGCATGATCAACAGGATACTTATCTATATCTAACAAACCGAACCTACATTTGTTTTGGTCTGTAATTGGTATCGAGCCTACGCCTTTCTTCCCTTCTAAGTGTTGTTCTACTAATTCCCTTGTAAGAGGCTCTTTGACAATAAAACTTTTTGCTTCTGTTTTGCCATTTCTTCTTTTCGCCCCTACCGTTGTTTGACCGTGCGCTTTTGTTGAACCTTCAAAAGCCGTCCAGAAACGGTCAATTAATTCCATTAATAACTCCAAGAAAAAGGGGAGGAATTACCTCCCCCCTACATTAAAAGGGTATATCATCCACATCTGTGTCACTTACGGTGACAGGAGATGCTTCTTGTTCGGGTGCAGATTTAACCTCACCTTTCGCAACCGATTCCCTAAATGCCTTTGCTTCTCGGAAAAGATTCGGGTCTGTTACAAGGCCCTCCTCTTCAACTTGTGGACTAAACCATGTTCGCATAGCCCCATCCACGGTTTTTGATTTTTCAACAACAGTGATTCTCCACATTGTTGCAAACAATGCGGGGGTTCTCATGATACCTTTTGAATCTGCGACTTTCTTTAATGCAATTCTAGTTTTCCAAACCCTACTTACAGACAATGCGGTAGTCTTCATACCTATAATCACAGGTTGAAACATACCGTTTTCACCAAGCACTAAACAATAATACTCATCTGTCTTAATAATCTCATTGCCGTTAGGAAGGTATTCTTTAGCACCCTCTCTTTTTGTATTAATTAAATCGGGATCTGTAACTTCTTTTAATCCTACAAATCCTCCACCTTGCGACTCTGGTATAAACTCAGGGTAACTTGTCTGGCTATGACACGGCACAACCACGATCCCCTTCTCTCCGTCCCAAACTTCTCCAGTAACGGTGTTAAAAAAATCTCCCTGTTTTAATTCGGGGATGTATTTAGCATCACTCTTCTTGAGTTGTGGACTTGTACTTTGTGCAATCCTGATGTTAGGTATTTGCAATTCGTTGGACTCAAACACTGCACCTTCGCCAGCGGTTGCCATCATTTCCTCCATTAGCTCTGTGGAGGGCAGATTATCTTCTTTTTTTACTACTTTATTCATTATACTTTCCTTTTAACTTCAGCAGTTCTTGCTACAAATGCTCCAAACAAATCCATGTCCAAAGGCAAATCTTTTTCAACACGTTCTTTTACAAACGCTTTTAAAGTCATTGCATGTATGTGAGTTTTTTGCTCTGGGTGAAAACCTTTTTGCTCCAAATCATACATAACATCACCAGCTTGGTTATCTTGCCCACGACCAAACGAAACTATAATGTCATTTTTTATAATGTCATCAAGTGCGTTCTCTCTGAGCCAATTATAAGCCTCTTGCTTCCGTTCCGCAGGGATACTTGCAGAAACAAACGTCTTGAGTTTGACGGTAGCCCCATCAACATCAATTCGCTCAATACCCATTTCATCCATGAGCATTGGTATGTTCTCCAATGATATCTTCTGTTTTTCTGATTTCAACGTCTTCAAATGTTCTTCAGTATCAGTAATCTGCTGCTGAATGCTATTTAACTGACGTACAAGATTTGATAATTTTTTCCCGCCTTCTGCTTCTACATTTAATAAAGTATTTGCGTCTGCGAACATTTCATCGTCTAATATTGATTCTTGCATTGTAGTACATCCTCTTCAGGTTTTAATGTTGTTGACGAAACCATTTCGTTCAACTATAAACAACATAAAGGATAGTATGCATGGAAGTCAACTATAAATTTAAAACGAAACCGTATGACCACCAATATGACGCATGGGTCAAGAATTTATCGCTTTCCCATTATGCATATTTTATGGAGATGGGTACTGGTAAGTCAAAAGTTTTAATAGACACGATTGCGTACTTATCTAACATACAAAGTCTTAACTTTGCTCTTATTATCGCGCCAAAGGGTGTTTATAAGAATTGGGTTAATAGAGAAATACCCCAGCATTTTCCTGATGATATAAGAAAGCATTTATTTTATTGGCAATCCACCAATACCAAAAGATATAAAGATGAATTTAAATCTTTCTTTGCTTCAACCAATCCTGGAGTAAAGATTTTTGTTATGAATGTAGAAGCATTCTCATCAGCAAAAGGCAAGAGTGTCGGGGATTGGTTAGCCAAAAAGTTTGGTTCTTTGGGAATGATAGCCATAGATGAGTCAACCACAATAAAAAACCCTAAAGCTGCTAGAACAAAAGCATTGTTGAAATTAGCACCACAGTTTAAATATTCAAGAATACTAACGGGTTCCCCTGTGACTAAATCACCGTTGGATTTATTTTCTCAATGCGAGTTTCTTGAACCAAGCGTTTTAGGGTTTAATTCGTTTTACGCCTTTCAGAACAGATACGCTATCATACAAAAACGCACTATGGGTTCTCATAGTTTCCAACATATAGTCGGGTATAGAAACTTAGAAGAACTTACAAAAAAAATAGAACATTTTAGTAGTCGTATATTAAAAAAGGATTGTATTGATTTACCAGAGAAGGTTTACACCATTAGGGACATTGAGCTTACACCATACCATAAAGATATGTATAACGACATAGCAACACAAGCTATGACGTTACTTCAAGATGGTGGTCTTGTTACTGCTATGCAAGTTATAACTCAGCTTCTTAGATTTCAACAAATACTATGTGGTCATCTTCCAACCAATGAAGGAGATCTCGTTGAGTTTCCCACGAATCGTCTTACTACATTAATTGATTGTATCGAGGAGACTTCGGGAAAAGTAATAATATGGTCACGCTTTAGATATGACATAAAAAAAATATATAGCACACTTTCTAATAAGTTCGGGGAAGACTCTGTGGTATCCTATTATGGAGATACCTCAGAAGACGATAGGGAGTTAGCAATACAAAACTTTCAATATGGCGATGCTCGTTTTTTGGTAGCAAATCCTGCAACTGCTGGATATGGACTCACGCTTACCGCAGCAAACACCGTTATTTACTACGCTAATGACTTTAACCTTGAAACTCGAATACAGTCTGAGGATCGGTGTCATAGGCTTGGACAGAAAAATACAGTTACTTACATAGATTTTATATGTGAAGGCACTATAGATGAAAAGATTGTAAAATCTTTGAGAAGTAAAATTGATATAGGAGCAAAAGTGTTAGGGGAGGAAGCAAGAGAATGGTTAAAAAAGATAACACGATAAAGAAAAGCATTAATGTTTTACTGCATTATGAACAAGGTAAAATAAATCTAAAACAAGCGGTTGATCAATTAACAAGTCTTTCGGGATTAAGTGAAGAAGTTGCAGAAACATTTATAAAAAGTTTGAACAGAGCTAACGTAGTGCAGTTAAAGGATAAGCAATAAATGGTACATTTGGATGAGGCGGCAAATATGAACGCAGAACAATTACGAGAAGAGTTTAGACGTTTGAATGATGAGGTTATAAATTTTAAACCCAGTCAAAAGACTAGGCAAACAAGAAGTTATCTAAACTCTAGTCGTGGAGAGAACCCAACTTTTACTGCCAGAAGCAGAGAAAAATGGTTGAAGCGTAGACAATGATTATATCTTGGTGGTCAGCTGGAGTTACTAGTGCCGTTGCAACAAAACTTGCCATAGATAAATATGGCAAGGATCGGGTCTTACCCATATACTTTAAAATAGACACCTCTCATTCGGACAACGAGCGTTTTATTCGGGAGTGTGAAGAATGGTATGGTCGGGAGATTATGCAGACGCAGTCGCATAAGCATACCAATCAATTTGAAGTTATTGAAAAAGATAAATATGTAAACGGTCCTGGAGGAGCTAGATGTACGCTCGTTCTTAAAAAACGTGTTCGGCAGCGGATTGAAAAAGAAATAGACTATGAAGCACAAGTATTCGGGTTTGAGTTTTCCAAGAAAGAAGTAAATCGGGCTGTTAGATTTAAAGAACAATACCCAGAAACTAAACCAATTTTCCCTTTAATAGAGAAAAAACTAACTAAACCAGAATGCTTATACTATCTTGAACAAGCTGGAATTGAACGACCAGAAATGTATAAACTTGGTTACGGCAACAATAACTGCATTGGCTGCGTAAAAGGTGGCAAGGGATACTGGAATAAAATTCGGGTTGATTTTCCTGATTACTTTGAACGGATGGCTCAAGCTGAACGCAAAGTCGGGAACTCCTGCCTTCAAGGGGTTTATCTTGATGAGTTACACCCAAGAGAGGGGGCACGACAAAAAATCGTGACCCCTGACTGTGGTAATTTTTGTGACATTGAATTTACAGAAATAATGCACAAGAACATCGATGAAATAATGAAACAACCCGAACAGCTGTCTTTATTCTGACTCCCATCTATAAAACACATGATCATCTATTCGGGTTATATATTGCTTGCTTTGATACCAATCGGGCAATACATAAACAGCATGATAGTGTGTTGCTCCATCAATAAGATCATATACTCGCCTTCCATATGTTCCAAAAGCTATAAGTCTTGCTTTCTCCCAAGCATCCATGTCTTTCGGGGTATCTGATTTACCATCACAATACCACGAAAACTGACACTTGTTTCTTATCGGGATTTCGGGATTCCAGCTGTATGTCTCTCCTTGCATGACAACTTCACAAACCGTGTCGGGGAATCTGTCATCCATAACACGGTTTATGGTTACTTGAGCGACTGCCACCTGACCCATCGTTGATTGATTTCGGGCTTCCCAATAAATATTTAAAGCCAAACAAGTTAGAGCTTCAATCAAGACTTTGTCTTTCTAGGTCTACCTCTTTTTTTATTTACCCCCTTTTTGGCAGCCGAAACGGCTTTTACTACAGATTTGTGTTGGGGAACAGAGGACCCAACGCCCTTTACTGATACAACGGTTTTTTCGGGAAACCATTTTGGAAAAACCATTTTTAATAACTTCTTAATCATTTAATAATCTCCTTTTAATTATTTACTAAGATACAATCCACTTGAAGAACTGTTTTGTTCTCATAATATTCGGGTGCAAGATGGGCAATGTCATATAAACATTGCCACAACTCTTCATGTGCCGTCTTACTTTGAACCCAAGAACATTCTCCGTTAGTGCATATTAACAACACAGCAAGATACTTACTGATCATTATAGTCCTGACTTCTCATTAAAAACAATTCCTGTTGAACCTCATTATAAACATCAAGTTGTGTTTCTCCATGTTTCTCGATCCAGTCCTCTCGACCTAGATACTGAGCGTCCTCTTCCATCTCCATTAACCAATCTTTTACTCTTCCCATTTTGTCCTCCTGTGGTGAAGAATTTAAACCAATGTTCTGAACAATAAGGCTTGTTATTTTCTAATGCGTCAGCCCTCTCTCCGCATACAGTACAACGCTTCCAAGTCATGTCATTTTAATCCTTTCAATAAGTGACATATCATATCCACAGTCCACCCATTGCCTAACATTCGATAGCGTTGGGTGTTAGATACATGAGCCGTGTAATTGTCAGGAACTGTTTGCAATCGCTCGCACTCGATGGGTGTGAGCTTTCTCCACATCAATTCTTCAACATTTACCGCTACATTATCCTTCTCAACTGTGGTTAGTGAATTGGACTTGCCATCTTCTCGCAACTCCAATTCCTGTTCTGTCATGCCCGATACTTTCATTTTATGATCCTGCCGCACACCATCAACACGATAGCGTCCCCTAAATGAACCACCATACACAACAAAATTATTATGCTCCCAAGCTGAACCGCTCATGGTCGGAACTTTGCCGTCCTTTGCTTTTATGCCACCTTGATTCTTGCCTCTTGGCACTTGCAATATCTTCGGTTCTTGATTACCCCCCTGACTTGAACAAAGTGTCGGGGCTTTACCATCGGGATGATAGACACGCTTTATAATATCGTGCCCATTTAAATCTGCCTCACCCGCAAGTATCAATCCGCTATCGCTCGGAGTATTGAAATCAAATACTAACTGTCTTCTGCTTTTCTCAAAATATGTCCTGAGATTGCCACCTTTAAAATAGTTGGCATCAATACAATGAGCTTTCTGCCTATCGGTGAAACCATCCTCTAATATGTCTTTTAGATAAATGTGTTTGTTTTCTGGGATGGAGCGAACTGGAATATTTGTCCAATACAATCTGTCTCGGTTCTGAGCCGATACGATGTTGGAGTTGAGCCTAATCGGTTTTACTCCAAGCTGTTCGCTAATCACATCCTGATAAATCTGTTTCATGTTTACGTTTTCAAGTAAAAAATATTTCGGCTGCAACGCCTTTAATAAACGCACATACTCAAAAAATAATCGGGAACGAGGATCATCGAATGCTAGCTGACCCCCAGCAAATGAAAATCCCTGACATGGTGAACCACCAAATAATAAATCAATGTTCGGGAGGTCGGGTTCTTTTAATTCGGTCACGTCCCCAACGTGTATCGTGTCAGGATAGTTGGCTCTTGCCACTTGGATCGCATACTTATCGATTTCGCTTGCATAGTAAGCGGATGGAGTAATCCCCATCCGCTCAAGAGCAATGCGTCCACATGACATTCCATCAAATAGACTAAGCACTCTCATTTCTTGTCCTCCTCTAAGCTATCCCTTAATTTAGTATATGCTACAAGAGCGTGACCAAACCTATCCAAATGCTCCCATTCTGGTCGCTCACTAAAGTTTGAATCAATGTAATGATCCAAGAGGTTGACAAGAATCAACCTCTCTTCCCATGTTAAATCCTTTAAAATATAAGTCATGCGTATTCATCCCTGAGATATTCATTTGCAGACCAATCCTCTGGAATCTTGTTATGATAAATTTCCTTACCATTTATAAACTGTCCACAAAATCCACCACCATATTCTATGTATTCAGCAAACAACACATATCCTAGTTTATGCATTTTTTCAAAGATAGGAATGGGTGGACACCACGGAGTATCAAACTTAAAGCAATGTAATCCTAAGTCCTTATGAACGGACTGAGTCCCAAACCCATGATAACTAACCTCTGAAATATCCCATTTCATGCCCCAATTTGCATTTGTCCAATCCAGAGGTCTAACGTGTCCATGTTTTCGGACAATTTCCCTTTGCTCCTCAATCGGAATAGCAATACTTTCAGCATCCATTTGGGTTATAAAATCGGCATCACGTGGCGCATCTACTCGCCACACACTATGTTGCTCACCATTTATCGTGCAATGCCCCGAATGAATATCCTTTAAAACATCGGGCATTGGAGTGATGTGATCACACAATCGGCTTTCCTCAAGTGCGTTAAGTGTGGACTTTATAGTTTTAAAATCCTCATGATTTACATAAATTACATTTTGACTT